ATCCACCTCCTCCTGCTGTAAATAAGATTGATATACAAGCATTTGTAGGAGTATAGGTAGCTGTCCAAGCTACTCTACCTGTAAGAGATGACTCATCTTCACAAACAGCTTGTACATATCCATCATATACATAATCATCACATCCTTCATCATCAACTATAACATTAATAGTTGTTGAGCAAGGTGATCCACCACCAAGACATGCTACAATAGTAGTACAATCATATGGTCCTACACCACCAAGTCTATAACAAACTCGGTGATTTCCAGTATAGTTACTGGTAAAGTTTACGGTAATTGTTGCTGGTACTAGTGCCATTTTATTTGGTTTTAAGCAAGGGTTGTTATTCTAATGTACATTGATTTCTGATTAGTAGTAGCGCCTTCAATATAGAAGTCATAACTAGTATTAGGCAACAATCCTGTAATTGTAGCATAGGTAGTTAAAACTGTAGATACCAATGCAAAACTTCCTACAGGTGCTGAAGACAACTTCATGTAGATCTCATAGCTGGTATTACCAGTAATGCTATCCCATGTAAGAGGAATAGAGCTAGAAGTTACAGTACCATTAAGTCTCAGGTATACATTACCTTGATCTGTTGCACCATTACATACATAGTTTACCAAAATCTGAAGAGCTTCTGATACACTTATACCAGTTGGTATAATACTAGTTAGTACAGTAAGAGGATTATCTCCACATAATAATTCAGGTCCAGTATATACAATGCAATCAGAGCTAAACTCTTCTGCACAAGGATTAGGTACTGGACAAAATGCTGTATTAACTGAGCATGGAGGAGGGGTAGTTAACCCCTTCTCACATCCACATGGTGTTGTTTGACAATTACAAGTATTGCAAGCCATTGTATTTTAAGTTTTAGATAGTTGCTATTACTGCTGTTACACTAGTTGGTGGAGGACATGGTCCAGGAAGTGTATTTGTTGCTTCAAATGGACATGTAGTAGTTGATGCACCTACTGTTACAAGCACTCTTACTTTATAAGGTGTAGATGCTGTTAATCCAGTAAATGATCCACTAAATGGTGTAAGAGCTATACCTGCTGTAATGTTCTGAGCAATTAATACAGTACCAGCATTATTATATAACTGGATTGTATAAGTACCTGATACTACAGGTGTTACAGTATAAGCTATGCTTGTGATATCAGGTGTTAATACAACTGTAGGACACGCAGCTTCATTATTAAGATCATAGCAAATATAAGTGCAACATTCTGCATTTGTTGTAGCATTACATAAACAGATATTTGCTTCAATTTCAAGATTAGATGCAGGATTTACAGGTGTAGCTGATAAATCAATTAACACACCTGCAGCATTATTAAGATTAGTTACTACATCTATGTATTGAGTAAACGAGTTACCAAGTGTATCAGAAATAGTAAACAAAGTACCTAAAGGATTGCACTGAACAAATCCTGCAGGTATTGTACCATTTATATAAATTCTTAATCCTGTACCTCCTGTTATTACAGCACTTACACTAAGTGTAATACCATCACAACCTGAAGGACAGCAATTTTCTTGAATATTTCTTACAGCAGCTCTAAGATCACAAATCACAAGCCACATGTTATTAATACTATCTGCAAGATTAGTTACAGGATTTACCCATCCTGGTAAAGATCCTAAGTTTCCACCACCTGGTCCAAGGATTGGTGAAGTAGAAAGATTAGGACACTCTTGTGCAATAGCTGTATAAATATCTGTAGGAGTTCCTGTAGCTCCCTGAAGCAAACAAAATTCTGCTTCTAAAGCATCTACTACTATCTGAACTTCAGTAGGTACAGAAGGTAATACACAATTAGGAGTTACTGTAGGAATTACAAATACTGGAGGAGGTGCATTCTCAAGAGTTGTGATTCTGATATTATACTGAACCAAAGTTTGGTTGATAATATCAATCTGATTAAGAATATCACATACCTTATTACCAATAGCAGTTACATAGTCTGTAAGCTGCATAGTAGTAATCTGGTTACCAAAAGGATCTAAGTAATAGAAGCAAGGTGCAATATTTACTACACAATCAGGACAACCCTCTCTAGCAGGATTTGCATTTTGATTACAACATTCTTCAAGAGCACAGATCTTATCTATTAAAAACTGCAAGAAAGCCTGAAGATCTTTAGGCTCACAACCAGCTAAATTAAAACATGAAAGATCTAATGTAGTAACATCAATTTGTTCAAGAACTCCGCAGAGCTCTGTTGCCAATTTGAATACTACATCACTTACTGTATCCCCTTTACATAGATTAATGCAGGGAATATCAGGTCCTTGCCAGATCACACAATTAGAGGAGATCGGGTTGCAAGAAGCATTGTCATAGTTGATAGGTTTCATGTGATCTTCAGAATATATTAATATACAGTTTTTTAAGAATTTTTACAAATTAAATAGGTTGACACTCATTCCCTGTACTACATTGTACAGTACCTCCACCTACAGTACCACCTACAACACTACCTTCTTGTGCACATAAGAATACAGCAGCATCTGGATCTAATTGATATTGAGCAGGTAATCCTGTTTCACAGTTTATATAATCTATAGTTATAGGTACTCTATTAGTATTAAATACTTCATAGCAATAACAAGGTGAAGGTATACAGCTTTGATTATTAGTACATTGTGTACCTAATCCTGCTACACTATAAGTTGCTCCTTGAGTAGATACAGACAAGCAAGGTATATACTTAGAGCATACTGTTGTTGATTGACCCTGTAATAGAGTTACAACAGACCCTTCCCCTACACAAGACAAGTAAGTATATGTACCAGAACCCAGAGTTTGAGTAATTGTCCAGCAAGTACAAGGAATATCCACAAGCACAGGATCAGGATCCAGAATAGCTTGGAGGTCCAAAAGTTCTTTTTTAACATCCCAATAGTTTATATCTCTATCACAGCAAATAGTAACTCCATATCTTGCTTTTACCATTTCATCATATACTGCAGTAGCATAACCACAAGTTACTCTATAGTAGTATTCAGGTGAACAAGCTGGGGTATCATACCCTGGTTTTACAGATCTTTTCTTAAGTTCTCTTGGTATTGGAGGCACATAAGAACATGCTTCACATGTAGCAAATACTTTAGTTACAGTATTATCTGTAGGAAAATATAAAGTACAGCTTGTATCAGAAGTAACTTGATAGCAAGCTTTTCCACAATTACTAAGGTTTACTACTTGTCCTACATACTGACTGAAATCAGTAGAAGTGTTAATGATATCCGTATTATCAGCACAATTAGTAAGTGTATAATATGTCGGTAAGCATTCATCGCAATCTTGAAAAGAGGTAAGACCAGTTGTATCAATCTGAATTACTTGAGTACAATCTTGAGAAAGCTCTACAGTAAAACAGTTTTTATAACCAGTAAGTTGACTAGTATCGCAGCAACTAGGACAATCACCACTTGGAAGAATAGGTAGATTAATTGTCTGACCTACATAAGCAGCTAAGTCATTACTTACTACAAATGTACATTCTATATCACAACAGTTTGTTAATAAATAACAAGGAGGTGCTTCATAGTAAGTCCATACTGCCTCAAGAGTTTTAGCTCCAGGTATAACTTCACTAGTAGCTACAGTATTACCTGAGTTACTAGTTACTTGTTCTGTAGTATTTATTCCTAGATAACCATCATTAATATTGTAGAAATGACCTGCTAGTCTATTATCTCCAGAAGCTGTAGTAGCTTGAATTTGAGTCCAAGAAGCACCTGCATCTGTAGATTGAATAACTACATTTCTTGCACCTGTAGCCCATAAGTTGTTATCATCAATCCAAGTAAGATGTTTACCTGCAAATTCAGTAATAGAAACCCATGCATAAACAATGCTCCACGTAGTACCACCATTAGTAGATCTTACAATATACTGAGTACCACAAGCTACAATTGTTTGCTCATCTGCAGATATGTGAATACCTACAATATTTTGTGGTAGCTGTTGTGTAGCACCTGGACTAAATATACTAGTCCAAGTTGTACCGCTATCTGTAGTTTTAAAGATATTGTTTCTACAACCTACAACTCCTGTAGTAGCATTAATAAAATGTAATGAGTAAGCTGCTAGAGTAATAGAATCTGCACCAAGTACTGGAGATGCTGGAGGAAGTTGAGTACAAGTATTATAAGTAACACCTCCATCAGTGCTCTTAATTACTGTACCATATTCACCACAAGCATAAGAATTTAAGCTATCTACAACCCAAACTTCATATAATCTAAAGTTAAATTGATTCGCAGTAGCTTGATAAGTACCTGTAGGTATACTCCAGTTTGTACCACCATTAGATGATACTAATACTCCATAGAAGCTGGGAGAATTACCTAAAAGGGCTTGACCTACAACAAATACCTTATCCCCATCAGTGGGGTCTGTCATCACATCATGATAAACAGGAGGAGTAGAACCTGATAAAAAAGAAAAACTCACATTACTCCAAGGAGTAGTGTTATTAATAAGTTTCCTTATGTATCCTGCATTACCTACATGGTATGTTATTGTAGACATTTTTTATTTATTAAGCTGTGCATTTACAGCAGTTATGTTTATTTGCTGTGGACTTGTGCTTGCCTGGTTTTTTAAAGAAGCTTCATACTGGTGTACACAATTAGTGCATACATGTGTTCCATTAGATGCTACTCTCTTTTGGCACCCACAACTCATTTTAGTTCCGCAATTTTTGCAAGTCATATTTATTGGTTTTATTGGTTTTACTTACAAGTTCTGCACTCCATTTTATTAAGGAGTTTTAACGCATAATTATAAAGTTGCATGCCTTCTTGAGGTTCATGACAAACTTCAACTTTAGCTTTAGCTGCCTCAAGATACATCCTGATCATCCTAAGCTTATTAAGTTTTTCTTTAATCATAACTGGAGGATCACAAGTACCAAGATCTAATTCACAAAGAATCTTCTGGTATTGTGTCATAGCATAAGTAATACGCAGGTGATTATATTCTACATATACTTGATCATTAGGTGACACACTATACTTAATAATGTATACACCATCAGGTAGATTGTTTAATACTGTGCCACACTGAGCAGTCTGTACTTGTAGATCACAAGCTGTAAGATTTACTATAAATCCTGCAGAAATAGCAGGCTCTGTAAATTCTACACTATAATTAAACCCTGGAAGAGTTACTGCTAACTTAGGACAAGTTACAGGAATAAGTGGAGAATATACGCTTGTATCAACAATGCGTAAGATACCAAGGTTCATGGTATCTGGTGCTTCAAGACTTAAAATGTGTTGCGCCATGGTATATAAACAAACAAATATAAAATTAATAAAAAAAAGGAGGGAGTTTTTATTACTCTCCTCCCTTTTTTTGAATCGCAGCCTAGATATTAGGTCAAAGGCTCATTAGGTACTACTTCACAAGGCTCGCAAGTTTTAACCTCAAGAGCTGTGCAGCCATTACCACAAGAAGTCAACCATGTAGTCATGTTTGCTTCAAATGGAGCAATTTGACCATTTACAATAATTTCAAGCATGTACTGATCATTGTCAAATACACCTGTTGGGTTATTGTAACGTGGCACACTGTGCAAGATGAAGTATCTTCCATATAATGCATTGCGGTTAACATTTGCAATGATATCAGATCCCTGAGTGATTTCACGGATACGGATATCAGTATGGAAGTAGTTCTGCAAGTAAGACTCAGACAAGATCAAGTCACGAAGAACTTGCTCACCAAAGCCCATACCCTGAAGACCATAGCACTCAGTGTATACACAGATGCTTTCAAATACACATGGATCACCATTGTAATCAACAAGAGAAGCATAGATGCGTACTAATTCTTTCTCAAAGAAATCAGTGATCTGGAAAGAACAGTTACCAAACTTAGTTTCTACATAAGCACCAAATAAGCGCAGACCAGCGCACTCACCTACTACGTGTCCTGGAGACACATATGCAGACCACCACTGAGCTGGAGTTACAGGAAGACCAGAGATAGGATCTACTGTAGTTCCTGGAGCATACCAAGCAACACCTGCTTCATCAAATACAACTGGAAGAACAAAGCTCTTAGTGTATTCAGAAGTGATGATCTCATTTGCCCAAGAAATCATTACCAATGTAGAATCTACTGGAGTAGGAGTAGGACCAGGGCAGCATCCTGTGTAAGCAGAAAGTGTGTGGTAAGAGTTGTGGTTCAAGAAACGCAACAAAGGAGATCCTTTAAGATCTAAGCGCAAGTAGTAAGTTTCTCCACACAAGAACTCAAAGCAGCAAGTAGCAGCAGTAGTTCCACCCTGATATTGATCAGGATTTGTAGGACCTGAAGTACCAGGAGTATTACCTACAGATACAACAGCCTGTTGAGGAGTACAAGTATCTACATAGTAGAACTGGTGGATGTACTTAGGGTTAATGTACTTAGACTTGTTAGTCTCTTGGTAACCACCAATGTAAGGGCTGATCTTATCTTTCTGATAAAGAGAAGATGAAGCCAAAACAAGTGGACAACAAGGTCCTGGAAGAGAAGAGAAGTTTACTTTCTCATAAGTGTCTTTGTTAAAAAGACTGAAATACCCTGGTCCAAGAGTAGACAGAGTAGCTGTAGTTGTGCCATTAGTTGTAATATAACCAGCAGTTGAAGCAGGGTTAGTTACACTAGGTACTTGTGGGTTCAAGGTAGTACCTGTTCCCAAAAACACCTTTGTAAAGGCATGATTAAAATAAGCCATTGTGTTTAAGATTTAAGTTAGACAAACATTTATTTATTAATATAGATAATCTTTTTAGGATTACCAAATTATTTTAAGAAATTAATTTATAGATAGTCTTTTAACTCATGGTCAAACAAACGCATAGCAATCTTGTCTGTACCAAAAGCTTCTAACTGATCCATAAGATCCTGCATTTTACCATGCTCTTCTAACTGTTCTTTCAGATAAGCAAGACCAAGCTGATATAACATATGATCTCCTATCTTAATAGCATGGGTAGAAAGGTCTTTAATTTGTGTAGTTACCTCAATTTCATGTTCATAAGACTTTTCAATAATTTGAGGTAACCCTGTAAAAGTCTGTTCAGGAGATTCTAAGCTTGGAGTTAAAGGTTGCACACCCATAGCCAAAAGATAAGTTCTAGCATCATTAGCGTGTAACATCTCTTCATCAGAGTATTTTCTCCAAAGTTTTCCAGCATTTAAGTAGCCATTATCTTCTAACCACATAGACATAGCAAGATATACTCTAGCTGAGTATTCTTCCTGCTCTATTCTATAGTTTAAGTACTTAATACATTCTTCAGTAATTAAAGGATTATGCTTTTTACTAGAAGGCTTTTTCTGTATAGTTGGTGTAGAAACAGCTTTAAATTCTGTTTTGAGAGTTCTTTTTAACATGTTAGGTGAAGGATTTTCCATGATTTATTAGTTGTTTTGTTCTACTGAATTACTTGCTCTTTCCATCTGGATTGTAGATTCTATATCTCCAGCAATAATCTTAACAGCTTCATCTATTAAAAGCTCTACAAGATCATCTTTAAATTCACATTCTACATCTACTGTAGAAGCTACTTGGGTATATGGATCTACGCATCCAGCTATTTGAATTTTTCTAGGTTGTCTATAATAAGTAAAGTTTACAGATTCAATTGTAAACTCTCCATTAGTATAGATCTGCATCTTGTTGTCCATAAATGTAGCAAAGGTCTCAGCCCAATCAAAACTAGGCTTCTTATTAACATCTCTTAACAAGAGATCTACATTTCCTTGTTCTGCAAGATAAACTACCATAGGTCTAGAGTCTTTACAGCAATCATTTTTAGCTTTTGCTGAAATTCTCTTATATCTAAGATACTCTACTGGGATAGCAGTAGCAGTTTCATAATAGGTATCAGTACTAACAAGATTTGGAGTATACTCAGTAATTAACACTTGTAAATCATCAATCCTACTAGTAGATGCTTCATCACCCTCTTTAGGTAAGTTAATACCATGAAGATTTCTGCGGCACCAATCAGCTTGACCCTTATTAAATGCTTCAACCATTTGCCAGCATTCTATGTTGTCATAGTCATTACTAGCAAGTTTGTTGAGTCTTTGCTTAATCTTAAGCTGTATGGTTGCGTTATTCATGGTTATTTCTTCTTACGCATTTTACCCAGTGTTTGAGCAAGAGCTGCTTGTTTCTTAGTTCTAGTACTAGCCTTAGAACCTTCTTTCAATACACTTTTAGCATATGCTGCTGTTGATTTACCTGCTGCTTTAGCTTTAGCAGAAAAAGCTCCAGGTCTTTTGATAGCACCTTGAATCCAGTTACCACCCTTTTTCATTTCAGGTGTAGCTTTAGTTGCACCACCTTTTTTAATAACCCCACGACCTTTGAGTACATCTGCTTTGGTTACTTTACCATCTCCTGTAAGATCTGGGAAGCTACCACCTTTTGCTTTTCTAGGGAGAGATTTCATAGCTCCTCCACACTGCATACATTTCTTAGCCATTGTGTATAAGTTTATTAATTAACATTTCCATTTTCTAAGAGACTTATTGATCCTAGAGTTAGGATCATTAGCTGTTTTAGCAGAAGTAAGCTTTTTCTTCATACCTGACATTCTTGCACAAAAGCTTTTCTTTCTAGATCCACCTTCTGGTTGAGGAGCTTTAAGTCCAGGTTTACCTGGGTTAGCTCTATTATAAGAAGCTCTACCTTTAGCATTTAAACCTCCACTAGGAGACTTGCCTTCTTTGCGCTGCCATGCAGGACTCTTAGCCATGGTTATTTTCTTTTAGTTGTTGATTTTTTAGCAGGAGCTTTACCAGAACCAGATACTATACCACCTAACATTTTAACTTGTTCTTTAGCATAGTTTTGAGCAGCTCTCATTCTAGCTGCATTATTTTGAATTTCCTTAGCTTGCTTTAAAGTATCAAGATCCCATTTAGCTTGATATTCTTTATCTATTTTAAGTGTTTTAGATTTAGCCATGGTTATTTCTTTTTAGATTTTTTTACTCCACCTTTTTTAAAAGCAGGTGCTGGATTAGGTGACATGTAAGATTTACCTACACCTTTGTTTACTTTATAACCTTCTACAGGATTATAACTATTAGCAACACCAGCAGTGCCACCATCCATAAATTTCTTTTTAGCTGCAGTTCTAGTAGCCATAACCTCTTTAACTTTAGAGTCACGCTTATCATTAAAGTGCTTAAGCACATCAACTTTTTTAGAAGTCTTTTTCATTATCTAAATCTTTTTGCCTTTTGAGCTATGCTCTTAGGTTGTTTTACAAATTGTTTACCTTTTCTGTTACCCTCAGCTTTAGCTTTATTGGTAGCAGCTTTTTCTCCTGCAGACAAAGAACTCCAAGCAGCTTCTGGTAAGTATCTTTTCTTACCACTAGATTTTACTTCTTTAGAGGAACCCTTCTTTTTATTAGCATGGGTACCAGAAGTCATCCAATTTTGCTTAGTCCAATTCTTTAGACTTTGTTGTGACTTAGAGAGTGCCATTTACTTTACAGGTTTTGACTTAGTTGGTTTACCAGCTTTTCTCAGCTTTCTAGCTTAACAATGTGCTTTTTGTGAAAACCCTTTAGGATTTTTACAATCTATAGTCTTCTTATATTTATTAGACCAAGCCATTAGTTCTTATATCCTCCACCAGCAGCTTTATATTTTTTAGCTACAATTTGTGCTTTTCTTGCTGACCACTGACCTGGATCACCACCTTTACTACCTGCTTTAACTGAAGCCACGATGCGGGCTCTCATACTAGGTTTAGTATAATTGCCCGCAGCATTGACTTTTGATTTAGCTTTCTTAGCCATGATTACTTCTTTTTGGTGCTTCCACCTTTTTTCATCATAGATTTACCATACATAGCTTTAGATAAAGTACCACCTGTTTTTTTAGCTGGTGCTTTACTTACAGGTTTAGCTTTTGAAATTGGAAATCCATTTTTGTCATATCCTGGTTTTCCTTTATTAGCTTGTCTAGCTTGAGCTTGTTTAGCTTTTTTTTCAGCTTCCAAATATCTAGAGTAAGCAGCTAAATTACCTGCCTCTATGGCAAAATCCTGATCGCTAGTTGCTTGAATAGCTTTATTTCTATAATAAGAAGTGCTATCAGGTGTAGCTTTTACAGTAGCTCCTTTTTGTGCTTTCTTAAGAGTTTTCATAGATCCACCTTTTTTAAATGTAGTAGGTTTTGGAGGAACTCCTTTCATAGTTCTACCAAACTTATCTACATATGTTTTAGGTGTGTAAACCTTTGGTTTAGCACTATCTACAGTAGGCTTAGGGGTGGCTGTTGATTTAACAACCATACCCGCATTAGCCTTCTTAAGTTTTGCTTTCTTCATGTGAGAGCTCATAATTATTTCTTTTTAGCTTTGGTTGCACCACCCTTTTTCATCATGGTCTTGCCATACATTGCTTTAGGCATAGATCCACCTTTTTTCATCAAACCACGGTTTGCTTGGTTTGTAGGTGACTTAGAAAAGGTAGTAGATGAGCTAATCTTTTTACCAGGGGTAGCACCTGTTGGAGGAGTGTTTACTCCACCAGAAGAAGTAGCGCGAGACTTAGTACCTTTTCCTGCAACTTTGCTAGGAGACATGAATTCACTAGCACTGTTAGGATTTGCCATACCACCAGTCATGTATTTTTTCATTGGCTTAGTGGATTTTTTAACTGCAACTTTTTTCATTTTTTTATAGTGTTTAAAGGTTTACTGATTCCAGAATTTTTCAACTGACTTAGTCAGTGATATTAATATACTCTCATTTAATGGATTTCGCAAGAATTCTACACAATCTGATGGAGTTCTTCCCATCATTGCAGAAGATTCTATGTGATAAATAAAGCCATCTGTTTTGGTAGCAATCATCTTATAGAAGGTTGCATCTCTAATAATAGCCTTAAGTTTAAGAGTCTCCATATCAAGAGCTGCTGTATCAAGGAATGATGCTGCTGCTCTCTTTAAGTTTGACTCTACACCCTCACCATTAATGAATTTATCCATGTTGTCATAGATGATATCATTAGGTGTGGATTTTTTGTATTGTACACTATTAGCATCTACTACTTTAGCTACATACAAAAGCTTGTTAGCATTCTTGTCATAAAGTTTCTGAAGTTCAGAAAGAGCTTTGTTTTTAAGCTTTTTAACCTCAGTTTTAGTAGATACAGTGTCAACTGTTTTATCTAGGTAAAACTTAGGAGCTACTGCTCTTGATCTAGCATCTTCATAGCTTCTAGCTACAATAGAGAATCCACCTGCTTCAATGCCATAAAGCTTAATGAGATCATAAGGATCTTTAGCTGGATCTAAGAATACTGGTTCATTACCACAGCGTATAGTGATTCTGTTCCAAAATTCATCATTGTTTGGCTTAAGTAATTTTACTTTATTCCAAAACTCTGGATCAGCAGGATCAATAATGTTAGCAGCTAACTCAGATTCAAGTTTTGCTACAACATTTCTAATCTCAGTAATTTTTGCTTCTCTTAGATCAGGATCCTTAAGATTCTTGATATCAGGAGCAAATTCATTAAGCCCTGTAATGTAGCGCTTAATACCATTTTGCTCAAGACAAGCAAGTTGTTCTTCATGGAATACTCCATCAAAAAGAGAAAGACCATACTTTTCTAAACCTAGATTGGATTTCTCTGGTTCAAAATAAGGCTTGATTGAAATATTACCCGACTTAACTGTGGGTAATTCTACCATAGTGTAACTCATTTGTTTTGGTTTTGGTTTTTACAAATTTATTTATTATTAACTAAAAAACAAATTACTGTGCTATATTCTTGATTTCATAGAAAACATAGAATGGAGATGTCCACTGATTAGCTCCTGCAACTGCAGGGCTTGCATTGTAAATCTGAAGAGTAACTTGATTTAATAAAGCTCCAGTAACAAGTAAGTATGGAATAGAATTGTCATTAATTACTTGATTGTAATAAGGAGTTATTTGAACATAGTTATCATCTGAGTTTATTGAAATATCTAAATTGTAGATATACAAAGGCGCTGAAGTAGCAAATGCTGGATCAGGTAATGAAAGTGCTGTGTCAAAATTAATAATCTCTATAATACCCTTACTTGTAGTTACATTAGCAACTTGTGATACAGAATAATCTAAAGTATAGTAAGCAATATCATTGATATCAGCTACCACCTCATTAAGGTGAGCAAAGCGGGGAATAGCTGCTTCTCTAATCTGATGTGAAGCAATTACTGGGTCAGGTGACGCAGGAAATAATTTCTGAAGGAGTTTGATAGCCATTTTTATTTTTTATTAAAAAAGGGAGGAGTTTCCCCCTCCCTTTTTAGGTTTACATAATTAGTAATTAGAATGATCCACCAGTGATTGGGTTTCTCATAACAATTTTCAACACTTTGGTTGGGTCTTTTACCCAGATTGCTGGCATTGTTTGAGTCATCATTACACGGTAACCATTGAATTGACCTGAGCTTTGGAACCCTTGAGTTCTACCCATGTAATCCATAGTACCGTTCTGATACCACCACTTCAATTGATTATCCCAAGATAACTTCAACATGAAGATGTTGTCATTACCTGTGTCAGTGATATCAAAGATAACAAAGCTATAAGATGACAATGGGTTACCATCAATGATTGGGTTTTCAATGTCATTTGTATGCAAGTTATCAAAAGCAGGGTTCAAGACAAACTTAACATTTGCCAAGAATGGGATCACATAGCTAGTGAATGCAAATCCGTAGTTCAGATCCATTCCTTTACCAGTGATTGCTCCAATACCATTGTTGTCTGCAGCCTGGATAACCAAACCTGAGTTAACTGCTTCACGCTTAATAGCTTCATTAACCATGCGCATACCACCCATACCAGTTTGTACAATAAGCTGACGCTTAGGATCTGGACCTTGGAACTCAACGCGACCTGCATAGAAGTTGTAAAGCTCACCACGGAATAATTCCAAAGAGAAGTTATTCTTGTTGTAAACACGCTTGAAGGAGTTATCCAACTGCTTCCACAAACCTACAGAAAGACGCATATCATCTGGACCATCTTGCTTAATGCGACCACCATGACCCCACATCAAGTAAGTTTCAATGTCAGTAGCAATTTTAGTCAAGTGTGCAGATTCCATAGTAGTCAAGAATGTGCGAGTCAATGTACCATTAGATACTGCTTTCTTCACATAATCTTTACCCATTACAGATACCATGTCTTCAATCTTAGTGATTGATGGATCCATTTGCTTGTCAAAGTTTCTCCAGATCTCAGTTACAGGTACAGTGCCATCAGCATTTAATCCACCCTTAACCATAAGGTCAGCGCGAGAAGATACTGAATAGTGTACATGTGCTTCAGCTCCACCTACGAAGTTGTAGAACTCACGGAAACCAGAGCGGGTCATGATGTCAGAGAATCTCTCACCATACTCACCACGCGCAGAACCTTTTCTGAAGATCTTAGTACCATTTGACAAATACTTGTTATCTAAGAACTTGTAGTTGTCATTGTTTACTAATTGTACAGTGTAGATGAAACCATCTCCCATAGGAAGAATGTCATCAGCAGTGATGTACATTTCACAACCATTGTACTTGTCATAAGTGATGATATCACCATGTCCAAACTCTCTACGGTTGATTTTGATTTTGAAGGTAGTACCATCAATACCTTTGTTCTGGTTGTTTGGTTCAATATCCTCAATGATATAAGGAAGATCCTGAGATACAGGAGTCTGCCACTTATACTCACCACGAGCATTGTCTACCATGATGATGTTCTTACCACCAAAGCTAGAAAGCTGGTAAAGAGGCATTTCTACTTTCTGAGCCATAGCCCAGATATCTACTGGACCTAAGTCCATAGGTTCTGCATTCTTAAGCATGTTTACCAAGTGGTATGAATCCACATGGGAACTTGCTTGATAATTGGTATCGCGCAGGAAAATACCATTATTTAAAACTGGAGTTGCCATTTGATTTGATTTAGGTTAATTATTGATTGTTAATTGTTAATTGTTAATTAGCGTTTAAAAAAACTATTCTGTGCTCTCTGAAGCTTTTGAGGTGATGTTCTTCTTGGTTCATCATTATCATCTGCTACAGAGGATACATTCTTACTTGCTTGCTCAGTTTTGAGTTGTCTTACTGTTTTAGCTACTGTGTCTTTAACAGCTACTTCTCTAACTTTAGCTTTGTACCCATCAGGATCTGCAAGAAGCCAAAGTGCTTCTGCAATTAGATCATGTCTAGGTTCTACATATTGATATTTCTCAAGAAGGTGCCCCAACATATTAGTAGGTCTTCCACTTACTGAAGGATAGTTAGGTTGAACAAGACCAGTATAAAGCATGCTTTGTACTTTCTTATCCACCTTGAGTCCATTAAGCTCTCCTGGAGATAATACATTGTATACATTCTCCATATAAGCTTGAGCCTGAGCATGTTGTTGGTGACGCAGCTTTTCTTGCTGAGCCAATCTCTGTTGAACTACCTGCTCTTGCATAGCATCCAACTTTGGCTTAAACTTATTAGCTTTTGACTCTAGATCTCCTCTATCTTTCCAAGCTTCAATCTCTTCCTCAATTTCTTCAGTTGTACCAAAGTTTGTTGCTTGCAGGTAAGATCTTACAATAGTCTCTTGTCCATCTTCAGTAGAAGGATCTAATGATCTTACTTCTTCTACTTGAGCCAGAACTTTAAACAGACCTCTAAGATCTTGTCCTCCATCAGCTACATACTTAGCAGCATACTGAAGTTCTTCAGGAAGAGCTTCAAAGAACTCCACTGGGGTTTGTTCTCTAAGCTTGCGCTCCTTCTCTTGCATGTTAGCTTCAAACAACTCTTCAAAATCTTGAGCTGAATACTTTTCAATAGGCTTATCATCATCAAAAGGAATAAGTTGTCCTTTTTCAATAAGCTTCTTTGCAAGCTCAATCATTGCATCTTTAGACATTTTAGGTCTTCCAGTAGACTTAGAATCTTCATCCTCAGTCTCCTCCATACCCATGTCCTCTTTTACAATCTCATCAAGAGCTTTAGAAACTACAGCAGGAGGTGGAGTTGTGCCTTCTTCTGGAATATCTTCATCTTTGTCAAGGAACGAGGTATCTACAGTTGGTTGTGCAAATACACTTGGTTTCTTCTCTTCTGCTGCAGGTAACATTACATTCTCTGCACCAGGTGAACCTAGAAGATTATCTAGATCCATTTCTACCTCTTGTACAGTGGTAGATGCTGTGTTGGTTTTGGTATCAGACATATTGCTGGTTTTGGTTTATTCTCTAATACTTATTTATAATATAAGCAAATTTATGTAAATAAACATTTTAAGTTTAGGTAGCTAAAACAAATTTTCCACTAGATAGCTAAGTTTACTTTTTCTTGTTCTTATTTTCTCTAGACTTTGGTTGATCATACTTGTTTTTGTTCTCTTTAGCTATCTGTAACTCAGTATTCTTCATATCTCTCTGAGCCTGAATCTTTTCTCTTTCAATAGCAAGTTTTTCTCTAGCATTCATTTCTTTGTTAGATTGAACCTGCTGTTTTAGACCCATAGTTTGTTGGAACTCATCAGATTTGCGGATAATATCCATTTGATCTGCATAATCAGATTGTAGATTCTGGTTAATGTCTTGCATAGAACCATAACCTGCAGCTTTAATCTGAGCTTCAAGAAGTTTAACTCTGCGGTCTTTTTCTTTCTCCATAGACTCATGATCAAGCTCAAGCTGCTTCTCTTTTGCTTGTTGTTCAAGTTGAGCTTGTTGCATTTGCTGCTCATGCTGCATTTGCTCTTGTCTTTGTTGATTCGCTTTATCTTCAATCTTCTTAAGACTATGAGTAAGCTCAGCCATAGATTCTGCAGTCATGATATTACCCAGGTCATAGATACTTGCACCTGATGTATTATTAGAAAGAGCCAATTGCTTCATTTGTTCTACCATAGCTCTGTGATTAGCTTTAGTAGTGCAGAATACATTGATGTCTCTGAGCAATAGATCTGTACCATTAATCTCAAAGTTTACCTTCTCATCAAGAGTAGTCATGTACTGAAGTCTCAAAGAAGGTTTCTTAGAGTGATAATACTGAGCAAGATCAGTTCTCATTTGGTGAACTCTAGGCATCAAATAATCAGAGTGTTGTACAAAGTACATCTCTGTTTGTGCATAAGATCCTGCCACAGCTTGCTCTACTCCAGTAGCTGTATTAGTTTGACCAATCTGCTGACCAAGTCTTTGTGGTGTAATACCTATTACTTCAAAGCATTGCTGCTTAAAGTAATTAGCCAAGTTAATCCTAGACATCATACGCTGAGTCTGTTCTAGGTTCATAACCTGGAAATGTTGGAAAGCAAGTGGGTTTTCTGTATTGGTAATACTTGTATCCAGAGGTAACATCTGGAAATTCTTCATAGCTACATAAGCCTTAGCAAGATTGTTCTTACCCCAATCTTCACCCAGAGAATGTCGGGGTAGCGCATTTTGATCCAACAAAATTACGGTCCCCAACTCATCTACTAGGATGTCAGCAATTTGATTGTTGACAATATTATAGCCAATCTGGAAAGGTTTCATAAGATCTACCATTGCTGTAGATCTTGTATTTCTATCTGAGAACACTGAACCCTCTACTGGAAGTTTGCATCCATAGAGTGTATTATCTCCTTTAAACTGGAATCTAAGCTTACCAATGCGGTTTTGATCTATTCCAAGATACATAGGATTGATACCTCCTGGGTTATTCATACCCCAGAAGGATGGGTGGTTAGGACCAATTTTTACACCTCCCCAAACTTCATTGATCCAGATCCACTCGATATGCTCTCCAAAAATAAGATTGTCTTTAGTCTTATTTTTAAATAATGCTGTGTTGTAAATAGGTTTGTCAGTAATCTTGTAGTCTTCATCAATGATATCTACAATTACTTCACCTGACTCTGTAATCTTTGTAAGGTGACCTACTTTGCGTTGTGATTTCCAATAAGCTGTAGTTGTTCTGAGCATGAAAGCCATACCCATGTCTTTATAATCTTCAGACTCACCCATTACCCAGTTTACAATATCTCCACCATTATAGATGAAGTTATCATACATGGATACAAATTGTCTGTATTGTAAAGAAGGCATGTTAGTATTCCAATCATGACCCTTAGTAGCATCATAGTAACTACCATCATTTTGGTATCCCTGTAGAGGATAACCTGCAGATCTTACTGGATAAATAGCTTCAAGAGATTCAAGCTGTTCTTGAGTCATAAGATAACCATACTTATCTATAACATCAGCCACAGTCATCATCTCAATTTTTCCTACCCAGTTACCCTGAGAAATATATCTTACTTCAGGTGATTTGTGGTAGAAAGTCATTACAGGATTCCAGAGTTCAATATCATAGTCATCATCCATCATGCGGAAGTGCCAGAACTCTCTATCTGTAATTAACATATCTCTGAAAGCTCTCTCCTCAAGCTCATCCATTTTGAAGCGCTCTTCATCTACTTTGAACTGGTGTTGAGCCCATTGCTCACCCATAGATCTGTAGTTTTTAGTAAAGAAATCTTCAATTTCTGGAAGAGTTTTAAGATTTTCAGGAGCAAGCTGCTGTTGTAATTTTTCTTGAATCTCAGGATCATTGGGATCAACTCCCATCTCAATCATATTAGTAATGAGCTTTTGCTCAGCTTGAGAAAGAAGAACCTGCTCTACAGCTTGTCTTTTTTGTTCCATGAGTTCATTATATGTGAACTCATCTACAGCTTTAAAGGTAACTTTTGTATTGCGCTTTGCAAACTCAGATACCATTACATTAATAACATTTGGAATAATTGGGTAGAACTTAAGTTCTAATGCGCTGAAATCTTCTTGGGTTAATGTTTCAAGAAGATCTCTATTCTCATTATCCTCAGAAACAAGGTAATCTGTTTTATCTATAATACCTTTAGCTAGCTTATAGTTCTTCATAAGTCTTCTAGCATTTCTTCTGATTTGCTTAAGACCTTGCCATTCTAGCCAATCTAAATTCCAAGCAGTCCAATCTTCATCTTTTTCTTTTCTTGGTAGAAATTGTATAGGTTGAGTGATTGAGCCCATGCGGTTATATTCCGCCTTAGCTCCACTCTTTAACTGCATTGCATTTAAAACCTTCATGTTATCTCATGTTTTTAAATGGAGATTTAGGAAAGCTCATACCAGGAACTTTCCTCATCTTTCCCATGTGCCTAAAAGGGCTTGTATTTAATTTATATAAATTATCAGACTTTTGCAAGTTATTAGTGTTTACCTGGTCTACTCTTTTCTTGTATCCTCTATTAGCCTGCTGAACTTTAGCAAAGGCAATAAGCGCTGCTAAAGATACTAATCTATCCACGTTTACATCATCATCATATGCTTCCATTTCTGTAAAAGCCATAGGATCTGGTATTCTTTCTACCCCATAAGTAGTCTTTACTATGGTACCATCATCCTTAGTTTCATGAGTTAGTTCTTCTTTTAAGAACTCAATCAGGTAGCTAAGCATGTGACTTTTGAAGAGAGTACCTGTGTTTTTCCACCCATACTCCTGGAACACGTTAGTATTACTACCCAGATCCTTAAGGAATAGAATTTGATTTTTAGGTACTAAATACTTCTGTTTCTTCCTTTGTATCATGTAGTTAATAAAGTGGGATATGTTATTTTCCACAATGGTCCATGCATTATACCACTCTATTATAAGTTCTAGTCTTTCATGGGTTTTGTTAATATCATCAAATCTACCACACCATGCAGCTACTATTCTATCATTTTCTATATGATTAGTAGTCTCATGTTTATCTACTCTGGTTACCTCTACTGGGTTTTTATAGACATAGATAGAACAGAGTGATTCTGAAGTAGTTGTTTTACCCTCACCAACGGGGTCAATAGATGCATAATAGGTACCCCATTCTGAGTTAGCTTGTGGTCTTTCCCATACTACTAATACTCCTGTTTTATCTTCAGTGTTCTTAGTTATAGGGAATTCTAAGATAGGTAGCTTGTTTGTAAGCTTAGGTTCTATCTTACCAGTAGCATCCCTCTCCAGATTTATAAACTCATAAGGATATTCTTTTTCATCAATCCTTCTTTTTTGAGCTGCAACTAGACTCATAGGGAATTTAGATACTTTTCTAAAGGCAAATGCTTCAGCTATATTCTTAGGATGCTGGGATATTCTAAGCTGATATTGCTCAGGTGTAAGATCTTTTTTCCACTTAAGTCTTTGATTATCAATAGCTTCTACTGATTCTTTTACTAGAGAATTACCATACTGATCTATAAATGGAGGCATAGACCATTGCTCAGGTATAAATAAACCTGTCTTACCTATAGTACCTTTGTCATCTAATAGATCAGATTCTACTGAGTAAATACTATTAGACTCTGGGTAGAGTATCATTTGCTTTAGAGGTTGACACTGATCTAAGTCACCCACAGATCCTGCAGCAACAAATAAACCTGTAGTAAGCATACCTGATTGCATAGCAGGAAACAAGAATTCCACTGTTACATCCATCTTAGGTGCAATACCAGCTTCCTCATGAAAGAAGAAAGTACATGGTCCACCTACACCAGATGTAGGATCTTTCTCAAAAGTAACTCCTTGAAGCACACCTTTTAGACCAGTCATACTTTTTCTACCACCTATAACTTGCTCAATCTGCTGTTGCCACAAAAGAACCTTATTAGGATTCATAGGTCTATACCAAGCAGTATGCAAATCCAGGAAAGACTTGTACTCATTTAGAAATTTCCAAGATCCTTTTTCATTGATATAATCTTTAAGGCTTGCACCCATCTTTACAATAGGTGTTTCTTCAAACCATATAAGATTTATCATCTTAGCACAGTGGAAATAAGAAGATGCTATTTGTCGCTTTTTGAGGATAGCTGCATGTTGATAGTTGAGTTCTGCAAGGAGCTCGTATAATGCCATGTGGTATTGTGCATCCCTGACACTTGGAAAGTCAAACTTTCTTTTTTCTTTGTCATTGATTGGTAAGAAATTGAGCCACATGTAGTATTCTCTGGGAAGGTACCATGTGAGTTTACCATCTGTAAAGATTGCTCCATATCTGCATTTTTCTTTTTCTGCATCCCAATATTTTCTATAATCCTTGCTACCCATAGGTCCAGAGAAATAGTAACCCTGATTCCTAAATTTTTGAGCTTCTTCATTAAAGTATAGAGAAACTTCATTAAAATCATATTTTCCAGGTTCTTTAAATACAGAAAGTACAAAGTCTTTGTACTCATCACGAGTAGCAAATTCAGTGTATTCCCAAACACCTTTATTCCAAGTAGGTATTTTAATGTAACTACTCATTGATTATTTTTTTCATCTTAGCTAACTTACCTTCCCCTTTATTGATTATGTCTACAAGGGTAGAATGTTTACTAGATTGAATCAAAGTTTTACAATTTAATCCATTAAAGTAAGGTACCAGATCTTGTCTTTCAAAAGCTGACCAAATTTTTGAATAGGGGTTATAGTGAAATAACCAGTCATTAAAGAATTCTTTTTCCATGATTTTACATTTGATCATATGCAAGACCTGCTCCACCTCGCACATGTGATTGTTGTTCTTCTTTTAAATCTTTATATGCTCCTTTAAAGGAAGCTCTTATACCATCAAAGTTCTTAGCTGCAGCTACTAAAGAGTTGATGTTTCCATCTCTACCATGTGTAATAGGTGTATTTTCCATATAGACAGCTAATCTATCTAACATAGATTTAAGACCTTTATATGCTCTAGATGTAGGAGTTTCATACATCTTCTCACATTTTTTAAGAGCTATCTGTACAAGATCCTCATCAGTAGAGAAGTCTGCTTCAATATCTTCTAGAATAACTTCTTCTTTCTCTACCTCACTCATATGAAAGTAAGGATTCATATCTGGATTAGGACATGTCATGTAGAAGAGATACTTGTAGATCTTTATGTAGTTATCAGGAAATTCATCCATGATATCTTTTAAAAACTTCAAAGCATAGCAGTGCTCTGTAGGTTTAACCTCCCCATTCTCTATGTCGAATAATCTTGTTGTCATCTTTAATCTCTTTAATTATTTTTTTACCTGACTCACATTTAGGTGAAGCTTTCTTTTTTACTTTCTTATTCCAAAAACTTTTTTGTTGGTATTGATCATTACTCATTTTTTAATTGTGTCTTTATTGTCTTTTAACCAGTTAATCATTGCAATTACCTCAGATTTAAGATAAGGTAACTCATAAGGTACAACTTCTTTTACAATAGGGTTGCCATCATTATCTCTTTTAGCTACTGGATTACCATACTTATCTTTGCTTTCTTCTTCAAAAATAATATGGTGAAGAGTAAGTTTACCAGGTTTAAACTGAGGATTATGCTTTAGTATAATATACATATAAGTACTCAGTTGTAAAGCATAGTGGTAGAAATTGCAATCATCTAAGTGTGAACAAGGGCCACTCATTTTTTGAGATAGCCCTTCCCAGTTCTTGTAAGATTCTGTCTTAATTTCTTTGTTGGTTTTGTAATCAATGATATTGACAGTATTCTTTACTATTTCTACAAGATCTGATTGTCCACATAAACCTGCTGATTTAAGATATACCAAGTGTTCTGGATATATCCCTTCAGTAAGTTTTTGATCTGGTGCATGCTTTACACCATCTTGAATAATTGGTTTTATAATAGGAATTGCAATACCTTGTCTCTCAATAGTATCTATACCAGTAATATCTGTTTCTCTCTGGTTATGATACCATGTACCCAAATCAGTTGCTCTCTTAGCCTCAGCATTCCATATTTCCTGAATCTCTTCAGGTGGAATACCATACCATTTTGATCTCTTATTTTTAGATGATTTCTCTGCTATTTTTTTAGCATCAAACTTATCTTTAAACAAGCTTACAAAGCTGGTTACGCTAATCCAATTTATTTGTTCATTTGGATCTTTGCTGGTGTAGGAGTGGGTCTCTGATTTGAATATGAGTGTCATTTGAGTTGGTATTAGATTCCTAATTCTAAGTTGAGCTTATCTTCATCATCCTCATCCATATATGCTTCCCATTTAGGTCCTTTAGGATGAGGACACTCTGATGAAAGAGATCTGGTTTTAAATTCTAAACTACATCCACATTCTCCACAACAAGGCTTAGTACCAGATACCAAACACTTATCACCTTTAAGATCAATAAGATCGCACTTATCACAGATAGCTTGTCTTTCTGCAGCTATAAGTTCAACATGTTCTTTTTTAAAGATGCTATTCTTAATCCCCTCCAGAATCAGGGCTTTGTCTTTCCAGATTTTTTTGATATTCATCTTTTTTGGTTTTTGAGCTTTCTTTTTTAATGTATTGAATATCTAACATCAACTGCATGTTTACTAGTCTGTCAAGTCTGCTCTCTATTACTTTCATTCTCTGAAAGCCACCAAACTTCTTAGGGTTTACATACTTTTTTAGATTGACATGTTCTTCTGTAAACTCCTTAAGCTTGATAGGTCTTATTGACATTTCTCCTAATCCATGCAGTGTTATAGTTGGAAATTCTAATCCTGTTAAAGCTTTTCTTATTCTACTCCAGTAGAATGAGGTTATGTCTTTTACAAGATCAGAAGTGACATCCAACTCTTTAGCTGTGATATCTACTATTGCTTTAGACTTTTTCGGGTTCAACGTACACTATTTTATAATCAAGAACTATGTTACCTGTTGTCTGAACTTTTAGAGAATCTGAAAGGAATATCTTCTTTCTATTCTTACCCTCCTTAGTTATAAGTCCCATTTTTTCAAGTTTAGTCAAACAGTTTCTTACTGTTTGTGGATTCTTGAATATGTGAGACTTATAAACTAAAGCAGGTTCTTTATCTCTTTGGTCTTCTGCACAAGAAGCATTGCAAAACTCTGCAAGCTCAGCTTCCTTGTTTATTCCTAGAAGAGTCAAACAGTTTAATTCAGAATCAGACAAAGCCAAACCTTGAATATAGCAGTGTGAAACAAGCTGGAACTTTATAATATTCCAGTTGTCCATTGTTACCCGCTTTGTTACAAGATTTACTTTAGCCATGATTATGCTTGTGTTTTAAGCTTTCTTTCTTTTTTAAATTCAGCAAGTTCTTCTTGAGATTGCTTTGCTTCAGGATCAGCTTGTGGTCCAGCCATGATTTGTGCAATACGCATAGAAGCTACAAGTCTTCTAAGTCTAGCTTCTTCTAGATCAGCAGCAAGTCCTTCTGCTTCAAGCTGTAACTTAAGCATAGGAATCTGATCATTGTAGTACTCAGTCATGTTAGCTTTAAGAGCTGCAATCTGTTCAGGACTAAGTTCCTGTTCTTGATTTTCAATTGTTTCTTTTGACATGTTTATTGGTTTTTAGGTTAAACATTTAGCAAATATAATATGAAATGTTTAAATATCAAATAGTTATAAATAAAGAAACCTAGTCTTACGGGACTAGGTCTCTGATGGAGTAACTGGGAAGGGAAGTTACTCAGATTCTTTTTCTTCTTCTGTATTTAAGGTAAGCTCATATACTCCGCTGTCTATCAAGTAGTTATAATATTTAAACCACTCCATAATCACCTTTTTAAATCTGTTATAGCTTAAAGCTACTTTAAAGTTAGTGTCATCTGATAGTCTTATTACAGTTATAGACTTGCTCTCACCATTAGTAAGTCTAAGAGTGCTTTCCCAGAAATACATAATCTCAATCTGATCATAATCCAAAAATAAAGTAGATTTCTCCACTAAAGCTGCAGATTCATCCTCTATATAAACATCAAGTTCCAAGAAGGGCCAAGTCTCAGGTTTCTTTATTTCTGGATTCATGATTCTAAATTTATAGGATTCTGCCATTATGTATTTCCTTATTATGAACACTTATATTACCCTGAGAGTTTACATAAGCTATGGCAAATCCATGCATCCAATCATTATTAGGAAGATAGTCTGCTCTTAATCCACAAAGACAACCTACTGTATAATAAGAACTAATATTACCAGAAAGCTGATGTTTAGCATGCTTTTTATCAGGTCTGTGTTTATCCCCAGTAAGTGTGCTCTCATGTGTTTTTAAAGATACAGCATGTGCTGGAGAAACTCTGGAATTTCCTGATATTTCATTACCATGAATTATCCATAGATTACCATATTTAATTGGTTGAATATTAGGAATCCATGTAATACCATGTTCACCTAATCTTAGTTTAGATGGTATTGTGTATTCTTCATCATCCCAAATCTCAATAGCTCTGGATCTAAGCCACACAGGCCAGCGCTTTTCATGATTACCCTCTTTAAAATAGATAGGTATTTCAGGGAAAGCTCTTTTAATTGCTTCTATAAACTGAAGGCCCAGTTCAAACTCCTTTTTAATTCTGGCTCTCCCTGGGTCTTTAAAGTGTCTTGATACTTGGTGCATATCTAATATATCACCATTTAAAAGCAACCCATCTATATTCTCATTTTGCAAATCGCGAATTGCAACTGTAAGTGCATCTATGTCATGCTCAGGAATGTGTATGTCTGATAAAATACCAAGCTTTGTTATAGATGTAGGGATAACAAAAGGTTCTGTTGGAGAATAATCTGATTGTGGTAATTCAAAAGGATTTATTGCTTTACAATCATTACCATATTTAAGAGTAGTAAGTTTTTTTTCTTTATTTAACGTAGCTCTACTTTTATTACCATTAGCTCCAGTATAATATCTTAAGCTTTTATAAGCATTATCTAACTTTCCAAAAACCAATTTATTTTCACTAAAGATTTTTCTAGCTAAAGCTTTTTTTGGTGAATTTGGAAATTTGGTAATATACCTCTTGATTATAGAATAATATTTAGCATTATTTGCAGCCATGATTAAAACTCTTTAAGCAGAGTGTAAGTAAAGGCTTTTTTCTTACTAGCCTTAGCTTCATCAAGAAGAGTCTTGAAATCTGCAGGGTTATTTAATACCTGACATCCAGCAGACCATTTATCAATAAGTCTACTAATAGCCTTTTCATTTGCTCTGTGAATATTGATACCAAATAAGCCAGTATCTGTAACTGCTGTTTCTTCAGCAATATCATCAAGATCTTTATCTCTAAATACTGTTACAGGTTTCACCTGCTTAAAAGCTTCATACTTACCCTGGTGTAAACCTATCTCCCAAGTATCAATATACTGACCTGGTTTGAGAAGTGCTGTACCTTTTGGGTTCATAATATTTTTAAGCCAGTGAGTCCCTGGATTTGTAGTACCTGTAAACCAAGAAATTTTTCCATTAGCTACTAATCCAATAAGATCATCAAACTCATTGGGCTTGTTAGCTGCAGATCTAATACCTACAATCATAAAGTCAAACCACTGGTATCCCAGTCTTTTGAACTCAAACTGCAGTTCACCTATTGTATACTTTTTCATACTGTAAGTTTTTAAGAAGCTTGTTCTGTCTCAGTTTCAGCTTCTGTGTTAGTTGACTGATGTTTCTTATTTGTATACTTATCAACAGACCCTATTGCAAAGGATCCGAGTACAAGTATAAGAAAAGAATTGAATATGAACTCATTAACTATAAGTGAAGTTCCCATGAAGCCTGTGATAATATCTGCTATTGCAAACAAAATCATCATTACAAAAGCCATGAATCCCACTACTGACTTCTCATTTATAGAGTTGCTATCACAGAACAACTGATTAAAAAACTTTTTCATTTCTTTAGAATTTAAGATTAACTAAACTATCTATTTCAGAGCGCTTTACTGGAATACCTGGAGATTCAGGGTCTTCTTTTGAGGGGTAAAACAGCGCCTTATTATTTAAAACCTCAAGTAAACTGGCTTTATATTCTTGTTTGGTTGGACCATTATCTAATTGAAATATAAGTAACTCAAATACATAATCAGGTGTTGCCCAACCATACTTTGTTTCAATCTTATCCTGAACCACAACTTGTACTGGTTTTTCTTCTGTTGCTTCTACAAGGCTATCTGCCATCATAGTTACCTCTTCAACTTTTTCTACTAACTGTTTATTTTGAGTAACAAGCTCTGTATTTTCAGTTTTTAGTTGAGTGTTTTCAGATTTAAGCTGAGTATTTTGCTGAGCCAGGGTAACATTTTTATCTACTACTGTAACATGTTTATCTCCAGCAGAAAAAATTCCAAAGAGCACAAGTGCTACAACAGCCAATAAAAGTACTGGTAATAAAGATTTTTTCATTTTATTTGCTTTTTACAATAAGCAAAAACTGCTTTATTTGCTTTTTCTAGTAAGCAAAAGTTCCTTAAAGCTTTCTACAGTTCTTGTATTATTTTCAATAATACTGCGCAACTGATTCTGATCATTTTTTATGTACTCTTTAAGCTCCTTTTCAAGCTCATCTACACGTGCTTTTAATCTATCTTCAGAAGCAATCTGTCTTTTAAGCATAAACCAAAGAACAGCTCCTAAACCTAGTACTACTACACCCAGTGCGCCATACTGAGTAAGTGTTTCAAATACACCAAGGCTTGGTACACCTGATGCATCTGCAGATAAAAGTATAGTACTCATTTTATATTTTTATTTAAAAGTGATTAGACATCCAATCCCAAAAAGTCTTAAGTCCCCCACCTATTGCTAAAGCAAAGCCTCCACCAATCCACTTGACTTTTTTATCAACTTCAACATATCTCTCTACTTTCTTAAGTCTAGGGACTATACCTTTGTCTTTATCATAAGCATCTCCTACAAGAGCTTTATGAATATCATCTATTTTATCAGTTAAGCAGGATATCTTTTTTTCAATATCCTCAAGTTTAGATACATTCTCCATGACACAAACAAACAAACAAATTAAACCTATTAAAGAGTAGCTAGTGTAAGAAAAGCATACCAAGTAGTACCATCATATACTACGCTTTTAGATACTAAAAACTTAGTAGTACTATTAGATAATACTGTATTAATTGCTGTTTCTAAAAGGCCTGCGCTTGCAGCACTAACTTGTGTTTCTCTAAGAAACAAGTTTTGGCTCATTCCTAAAAGTTGGAGAGCTTGAAGCTGGTAAGGAAAGTTATTTCCTTTATTACCATAGTCTTTTAAATTACCTACTGACATATCTTTATTATTTTAATATTATCTACTTACTTCTTCCCAGTCAACAGAAGCATACATACCTAGGGTTCCTCCTATAGTATCTATAGCTGCTTCTACTATTAGTTCAAAAGCTACACCTGTTAAACCATTTCTTTCTAGCTGGTTAGCAAAAAGTGCTTCCTTAAGTATGTTTATACTAGGTGATGCTTGGTTAGAAGAGTTTATATAACCCAGAGCAAGTACTCTACCACCTGTTACAGAAGTTCCTGTAATATTGTATTCTACTGCAGAATCTACACCTGCAGGTACCCATGCTCCACCAGTTATAGTAGCACCTTGTACTACTCTCCAAGCATAGTTTTTACCATTACCTAATCCTAATATAGATATTGCTGTAGCTATAACTATAGCATCTAGAGCTGTGGCAGTAAGCTTTAATCCTATAATAGGATAATAGGTACCTGCTACAGCAAAAGTTCTAGGGGTAGTAATAGGGGTACCTACAGCTTGTTGCGCTCCTCTAAGCTCATAACCTCCTTCAGAGATAACAGTAGAGCATACTTGTTTTAATGTGCTAGTGCTAGCTGTAACTCCTGTATTGGTAATCTCATATCTTAATGGTAGAGAAGCTGTGGTTATATAAGTAGAGGTAATAAGATTAGCGTGGTTAAATCTATGACAGATTATAAATACTCCATCTATAATAAAGCCTACTCTTACAGTTCCTTCACCTAACCACTCAATATCCATAAATAGGATTTGAGCTTTAGTAATATCTAATGTTACTCTAGAAGGACCTGTACCATCTAACTTATCAGCATTCCAAGAAGATTGAGGTACTACGGTTTCAGTAACTAATCCAGTAACCAAACTTCTCTCTACAAAACTTACTGTGTTATTATCAAGTTGTATATAAATACCATTATCATCACCAAAGTATCCTACTCTTTGTCTAAGATTAGTTTGAGCAGGAGCCATCACAAAGGTGTTAAGCACAAGCAAAGACTTACCTGGTTGATAAGGAAATACTTTATAAGTCTCACGAATTACTTCTGATCCATTAGTAGTATTTACATTAAGATTTACCAGTCCTTCATTAGCACTAAAAACTGCAGTACCACCACTAGCAGTAGCTGTAGCCCATAATCCATTATCACGGTATCTATGAGAAGAATCAAATAAAGTAAGTGGACTAGATACTCTTTGTCTACCAAAGGCATCTGTAGACATAGGTCCTCCAGTAGATGCTACAAGATCATCAATTCCTTGATTGATCTCACCTAGCAACTGTAGATTTCTAAGTTGGTAGGGGAAATTATTCCCCTTATTACCATAATCTTTTAGGTTACCTATGCTCATATATAAACTTATTTTTTACCTCTAGCTTTCATGATTGCAGCATAAGCCTCTGCTCCTTTTTCTATACCAAATTTTGCAATAAGAGCATCTAAAAGTGTTTGATCAACTACTTGTGGCATGACTATATGTTTTAAAGGTTAGGAATAAAATGTAATTTCAATAGTATTTTGAACATTGTTTCCAAGAATCCCATTAGCAGCTACAGAAAGATCTGTAGTAATAATAAAGATTACATTGAAAAAGAAAGGTACAGCAAGGATGCTAAACCCATCTGGACCAGCTACATCATCAACATAAGTATTATTGCTAATAGCAACTTGTACTTTTTGACCAGTAGGACCAGTAAAAATATTTTCACTTGCTGTTACAGAATATACTCCTGGTGAAACATACTCATATTCAAAATACAAGCCTGTATCATTAAACAATTCTGTAACTACAGGTGCAGAAGTACCAGTCTGATAAAGATCAGCCACATATTTTTTTACAATTGGTGTAGATCCTTTCTGCCAATTATATTGTTTAGGAAGGTTAAATTCATTCATGACAAACAGATTTATAGGTTAGTAATAATATACTAAATATAATCTAAATTAGGAAATTATCCTAAGCTTTTGCATTTCTTCTGGAAAATGCTTATCTAAAATGTCACTTTCTACCTTTGTTAAACTTGGCTTTAACTTATCATAACTAGTAATATTACACCCCTCCGACTTAATATCTACTATGATACCCCCCGTGTCTTTAAAGGTTACTACTTTTTCTTTTATTCCTAGGACCTTTAAATTTCTTGTACAAAGGCTATCTAATCCTTTATCAATCTTGAATATGTTCCAGGGTTTGTACCCACATCTAGTCATAATATATCTTGAGAAGCATCTACCTGCACCCATAGTCTTAATAAAACTTTTTGTTAAGTAGTTTTCTAGAAAATAGGTTTCTTCTTTGTCTAGCCAGTGGAAGTATAACTGATCAAAGCCTAGGTAATAATTGGCATTCTCATTATAGTTGTAGGAGTAATATTCTAGTATTTGTTTACTAACTAGGTCATCACTACCTACAATAACAAGCATGTCATATTGATACTTACTAGATGCTTCAATTAAGTGGTTCCACTTTTGAGATAGGGGAGAGTTAGGATATTCTACATAATCCCAACCGCTTTCTTCACATAGTTTTTTAGAAACTAATCCTTCACTTCCAACAGCTAATAGACTGATACTCAGACCACTATCCTGTTTAAGTTTGTTATAATATTCAAGAACTACTTTTGTAAGCTCTGGTCTACCATAGACTGCTGTAACAATAAGTAGTTTTTTCATTTATAAACTTAATATTCTTTTGATCTCAGCTATCTCTTCTGGGGTAGCATTAGCAAAAAAATCAAGGACACGAGTTGTGTTCTGTACTGATGTATTAGGATCTTCATACACCATGTATTCATCTATGAGATTACCTAAATCATCTGTTTCAGTGCATATCCAAGAATCTCTTCCATCGCCTTGTAATTTGTATTTATAGCTCTTCATCACTATGCTCGTTTGAAGGTTAATAAAACACGATAAATTGCCCCTACTGGATTAGTCACCCAAACTGGATTAGTTATCCTCAAAGTAAAAAAGTCAGAAGCACCTATTGCAATGTTGAGTCCAGTAACTGTTGCATTTGTAACAACTGTTGCACTTCCTCCATTTGCAGCGGTTGTGCCTATGGTAGTTGTTGTGTTTTGAGTTGTGTTTCTTAGTGCAAATGTAACAAGCTCACCAGTTCCCGCTGTTGTGTTACCATAAGTAATAATTGTGGCTGCAATAAGAGTTACTGCATAGCCAAGATTAAAGTCATTATTCGTGTCAGTATTTCCCGCGGTTGGTGTTATTCCTGAATTTAAAAAATGCCAAACTGAGCTATCCGCCAATGGTGTAGCACCTCCATACAAGCACAAGAATGTAAAATATACATCATCCTTTACACTAGGTTGAAGATCTGCATAATACTGAGCAATAGTCCTATTTGTCCAAGCTCCTGCTTTTCTTTGAATAATA